CAACCCCTGTTAGGCGCAAGAAGGAAAATGATGCCGCTATGGAATTTATGAAGTGGAAGGGTATAGGGTATATGAATGTCAGGATGTCTCAAGGTCGGCAAAGAGTTTTTGGGGTTATTGAGCCAAGATTAAACAGAACAGCGAGAGTGGCAACATTAAGAGAATCGTTATGTGAAAAACAGAAAACATATTCAATCGCCGGAAACTCTGACAATAGTTATTGGTCCCCATATAAAGAAACGTGCCGAAACATCATTTCTAAGGTTAAGAGACATCCCGGGATAACAATGAGCGAGCTGATGGAGGGGTTAAAACATCATTATGCAAGTTCAAACTCAGCAAGATCGTCAATTAGGCATTGGGCAGGCGCCGGCAAAATCAAGGGTATTGAAATTAGAAGTGATGGTAGGTTGTTGAGATTTTATCCGAAAGGGGATCAAATTGAAACTTGAAGAAAGGTTTGAAATTTCACAACGGTTGTCTGATATGCATGCAATGTTAGGCCGTTTGATATTTAGTTTTAGAAACAACGATGGCACGTTTAGGGATGTTCAGAATTATATTGACAAAATAAAGGAGGATTTGAGCAATGGAGAAAATGGATCATAAATATGTTTGCAAAGGAGACGGTATATTTAATGTGAATACCGGGCTGGTTGTCCCTGAAGACGAATGGATCGTTTTCCGGGCGAAGGATACGGCAGTTCCGATGATGTTAGAGTTTTACCGGCAAGCGTGCAAGGATCTCGGGTGCAACAATAACCACATAAGGAGTATTGAAGATCTTATAAATCGGGTGGATAATTTTCAAGATAAACATCCGGAAAGATGTAGGGTGCCGGATTGAAATATCTAAAATATCTAAAATATATAATTATCCACAAATGGTTTGTCTTTATCGGGTGCCTGAAGATCGGGATAGGAAATTCGTTTTTTGTTCCTCTTCTGTATAAAGGAATTATTCACGATTGGAGCAAGCTAAGACCTTCGGAGTTTTTTCCGTATGTGAATTATTTTTACGGAGACAAGGGTAAGGAAAACAGCGAAAACGCAAAAGACGGCTATAAATCCGGAAGTAATTATAAGTTTGATATGGCTTGGTTGCTTCATCAGAAAAGAAATAAACACCATTGGCAATGGTGGATATTACCGCTGGACGATGGTACCGGTAAGTTTTTGGACATTCCGGATATTTATCTTTTTGAAATGGTGGCCGATTGGTATGGTGCTGGCCGTGCCATTACTGGCCGGGAGTATGTTTCTCCATGGTATATGTATAATAAAGAAAAAATTCAAATGTCCACAAGATCGCGCAACGTACTGGAAACCATTATTAAAAACTTTGATGCTAAAACATTAAAAAATACGGGTTGATGGTATGAAAGATTTTGTACGGCTGGAAGCTTGTGGCGGTATATATTATCTTCGCAAGGATCTCATTAAGTCTATTTCCCATTATGATGAACAAATTTATTTGGGCGGTCAAGAACCGGTTGACGTCAAAACAAAATTGAACTATGATAACACCGAAACTTTGTATTTCAAAGAGGAAGTTCATGTCGTAGTAAATATTATCATGGTTCAACTTGAGCGAAAGGAGAATCTAATGCATAAAGTTGAATTTTATGAATTGGCTACATCTAATCATCGATCACTACGGAGATGGCGTTGGAAGTTGATGTATAACACGATTGTAATTGCACGTTCGGATAACGTTTTCGAATCAAAGTCCGCCGCAAAGAAATCGTTTATTGGCGCGGCGAATGGTATTTCAAAAATCGATATTTCTAATCTTTAAAAAGTGAGATTGATATGGGAAATAGACTTAGAGAGATGAGAGAGGTATTGAGAGAACAGCCATTTGCTATGAAGGCTGTTGCAACCCGGAAGAAAAAACAAAGGAAAACGGCCGCCGATCTTGGCCTTAAAGATCCTTATCCGTATGCCAAGAAAAAAAAGAAGAAAAATACAGGAGGAATAAGAGGTTTTATGGATAAATTCATAAAGTCTAAAGAAAAAAAAATGGGCGATTAAATGTCAGTCGCACCATACCATGCTCTTCCTACCCTAAAGAGATTTCACGATTCTAACGCGCTGGTTAAGGGTATCCGTGGTCCTGTCGGTTCCGGTAAAACCGTTGGCTGTTGCATGGATATTGTAAAAATCGGAGCGCTTCAACCACCACATAGTGACGGTGTAAGATATGTAAAATTCGCTATGGTTCGCAATACCTACCAAGAACTACTTCAAACAACACTTGAAACATGGGAACGATGGTTTGGTGATTATTCCCAAGTCAGACGAACGGCGCCGATAGAAGCGAAGATGCGCATACCATTGGAAGATAAAACAATGGTCGATGTATGGCTTTTGTTTCTTGCGCTGGACGTTCCTTCAGATGTTAAAAAGCTTAAATCCCTTGAAGTGACAGGATCGTTTTTAAACGAAGCTTCAGAAATGGGACGGTGGGTACTTACCAGATGTTTTGAACGTCGTGGCCGGTATCCGGATTTTGGTCCTCCGCCTTGGTGGGCAGGCGTAATGATGGATACGAACAGTTGCGACGATGATCATTGGTGGTACAAGGCTTCCGAAGAAGAGCATAATCAGGGATGGGAGTTTTTTGATCAACCACCCGCGCTTTTGAAGTTCCCGTTCACAAAGAAAAAATCTCCCGAACAACTTATTCAGGAATTCTATTTTCAAAACCCGTTATTTCCGGAAGCTTTAAAAAAGAAGGTGGTTAAAGATCTTCAGGGAAACCTTTATATTTCAAACCCGAACGCAGAGAATGCCGAGCATCTTCCTTTGGGTTTTGATTATTGGCTTGATCAAGTTCCGGGAAAGCCGCTGGACGAAATCACGGTTTATATTCTAAACCAATATGGTACCGTAGCAGACAATAAGCCGGTGTATCCGGAATATATTGACTACATTCATTGTTCCGAAAAATCCATAAAGCCTATTAAGGATATCGGAATTACGCTTGGGCTTGATTTCGGACGAACGCCTGCATGTACCTTTTCACAAATAACTCCCACCGGCCAAAAACGTGCATTCGAAGAAAAACTTGTCGAAGAACATGGATCCATGGGAATTCGGACGTTTTCGCGTACCATAATCGTGCCTCATCTTCTTGATAACTATCTTGATTGGTTGAAAGCTGGAATCGTTAAAGCTTATGCAGATCCAGCCGGCAAGGGACGCGAACAGACCGATGAGAAAACATGTTTCATGTTGCTGAATGAATGTCCGATTAACAATCCTAAAGGCGGTTTTCCGGAATATGAGAAGAATGTTGAGCGACTAAGTAATAATGGTTGGGTTAGAATGCTGATCGAAAAGGCCAAGAAGGGAGAGGTCAGTCTTGGCGATCTTGGAATTAAAGCACGGCCAGCCAGAACAAACTCATTTGAAGCCAGAAGGGACGCTGTTGGCACCCTGCTAACATCTTATATTGACGGTGAGCCGGCAGTTGTAATTTCAAAGGATTGTAAATATCTTCGAAAAGGCATGAGGGGTAAATATTTTTATAAACGGGTTCAGGTTTCAGGAGATGCGAGATACAAGGACGAACCTGACAAGAATATTTATTCCCATATTTGTGAAGGATTTCAGTACGATTGTTTGGAATCTTCATTTCTGGCCGCAGATCCGGCCAAGAAAAAAGAGGAAGAGGAAAAGGAGCATCGCAAGGATATCGGAAGCGCATCGTGTGTCGCTTGGGACGAACTTAAAGCTATCAAAAAAGCCATTGCGAATGATGAATATGATGAATTAATCGAACACGGATATGAAGAAGGGTATTACTAATGAGCCAAAAAAAGGCCAAAAAGTTAAGAAAACAGTTGTATGGAGACACAAAACGTGCAAAAGATCGTAAATATACGAAAACAGACACCGGGAAAATAGTTTCAGACGCGCAAAGAAGGATATATCAGAGGATGAAAAAAGCAATGAAGGGTGTATGATGACAGAATTTGTTTTGATTTTTGTTTTAGTTGGTGTTATTATCTATCAAACCGTGATTAATTTCATTGATCGCAAAGAATTCGTCGGGAGGGAAAACGACCTTCTGAACAGAATATACTCCGAGAATTTTCCTGAATATGTTGATGGAACTAAACGCCTTCAGCGTAAGCCGGACAAACCCCTTACTGAAAAAGAAAGAATTGCAGGTATCAATGCGGCTTCAAAAATTGACTCTGATTTTTTAGAAGTAGGTTAAATGTTTGCTTTAAAAAAAAATAAATAATAAGTTTGTTCATGGTTGACGAACCATGAATTACGCAACATTAAAAGAGGAATGATGGACGTCCACTTCTTACATCATTCCTCTTTTTTGTTGATAGACAAGACGGAGTTGTTAAGCAAAATGTCGGATTTGCCATTATTACATTCAGAACAAGAAGTTGTTAAGTTTGATTTTCTTGTTTTTCCACCTTTTGATGATGGGGTTATGTGGTCTATTTCAAGTCTTGCTCCGTCTTGTGGAGTTCGACCACAATATCGGCAAGTGAAATTATCTCTACTCAATATTTCAAACCGAAGCTTTGATGTTGAAGATTTTTTTATTCCTTTGAAATTATGGGGTTTGTGTCCTTTTTGGAAACCTTTTGGTCTTGGAATTAAACCAGCGGCCTTACAAGCATTTGTCCAATTTCCAAAACAATTATCATATGCGGTAACACTCGGAAAATTTTTTAAATGTTTCATTTCTAAATATTTTGGTGTTCTTCCAAAAGTATTAGAAAGTTCTTTTAGTTTTTCTATTAAAACATTGCGGGGAATTTTTTTGCGACCAGATTTTTTGTTCATAACTAAATATGTAACATAAAACAATTAAAAGGTAAAGCACTATTCCCTTTTTTGCTGTATGAGGGCTTTAATATGGCCAAACAAAAAAGCAAGCCAACAGAAAAAAGCATAGTTGAGATTTCGAGCAATCTTTTCAACGATATGCTGGACCCGAGCAGAAAAATCTTGGAAAGGGTTTGGTACCGAAACGTGCTTTACTGTATTGGAGAGCAACATCTTGAATGGATAATCTCCCGGGCAACCTTCCGGCGCAAACGCCGAACCTCCAAGGAAGTTCCAACCCCTACCTCTAATATAATTCGTGATTATGTAAGATCAATGCGAGCCCTATTTTTAAATAAAAAATACTCCTATACTGTGTGGCCAAACTCTCCCGACATTGAAGATAGGGAAGCCGCAAGGATGGCCAATCTTGTAGTTCAAGACATGGACGCGGCAAACGACGGAGAATTTGAGGACGAAAAAGAAAAGGTGGCCGATTGGACGGTCCTTTTCGGTACCGCTTTTATGAGAGCATATCCGGAAGCTGATGCCGGTGATTGGTATATTGTTAAGGACGGAGACATTATAAAGACCGGTGACGTTGGATGCGAAGCCTATCTTCCGTTTAATGTTGTTGTGGATTCTTTCGGAAACAAGTTCAGACAAAAACGATTTTTTGGGATAAAATCCCTGAAGCCTAAAGAGTGGGTTGAGGATACGTTCAAACAAAAGATTCAAGGCACCGATAATCCTCAGATAGTGGATTATCAAAAACGCCTGATGAAAATGGTTGGAGACGTATCTCCATGGAAGGGGTCCGGGCTTATAAGCGCGGAAACCTTCGACATGGCCACGGAAGATCTTGTGATTTACAAGGAGATCGAATTCAGGCCAACTGTTGTCAGGCCAAAAGGAAGATATGCCGTACTTGTTGGCGATCAAATCCTTTACGACAAAAACGAAATGCCTATTCCTGTAAAGAATGGACAATGGGAATACACTCTTACAGACTTTCACTACCACAATGTGGCCGGACGGTTTTGGTCAGATCCCGGCGTGAACGATCAAATATCCCCACAAAATTCCATAAACGAAATAGATCAGTCCCTTGAAATGAATAGAAAGGGCGTTGGACGTCCTCTTGTATCCATGCCGACCGGCATGAAACTTAAAAGGGTGAATGAAGGCGGAATGTCTTTAATAGTCCTTGAGTATGATAGCATGACTGCTGGCGGACAAAAACCTGAAATTAGCAGGGGTACATCGCTTCCGGAACAAGTCCTTAAAGAAAGAGATATCCATCGACAAACCGCACAGGACGCAGGCGGCGATCCGAAAGGCGTACTCAGAGGCCAAAGTCCCGGGGCAAGGGCTTCCGGTGTGCTTGTGGATATCCTTAGAGAAACCGCGGAGCAGGGACATTCTCCCGATGTAAACCGATTTTATAGAAGCTTGCAACGTGTCTATAGAAAGCGCCTGATCATTAAAAAGAATTTGACGACCGAAAATCGCATGATAAAAATTGCAGGCAAGGGCAACGAAGCAAGAATTCTTTCGTTTAAAGGCGCGGATCTAAGGGATAACACGGACATAAGACTTGAACTTTCACAAGGGTACTCTCACACGAAAGCCGGAAAAGGCCAGATGTTAAGCGAAATGGCAAAGTCGGGTGTGTTTGCAGATCAAAACATTCCTCTTGATGTTCGACATGAGATGCTTCAGGCCGTTGGGTTGACCGGTATAAAGGAAAAAAGCAATATCCATATCGAATATGCCGAAAGAGAAAATGCGTTGATATCAGCGTCCAAAGAAGAGGAAGTTGTTGTTGAATCCATAGATGATGAGGGGGTTGAGAGTGGTAACAATGTAACCTATCTTCCGGGATTGTTTACAAGTATTGTAGATCCCACGACAAACGAAGAGCTTATCCTTGGAAACGATACTACATTTAAGTTCCACGAAGATAGAATCCATATCGAATACCATGAATTCTTTATATTAAGTCCAGAGTTTACAAAATTGCCACAAGTGATTCAGCAAATTGCGATAGAGCATTTAAACTCACACTATAAGGCTATGGAAATGAAAGGACAGAGGGAGCTTGAACAGCAACTTGCCGCGCAACAAGCTGTTTCACCTTCTCCCGACCAGAAACCAAAGCCAGCACCCGGAGGAATTACAGCATGAAACTAAGAGATATGATTCGAACAAAAAAGAATTCTATGATGGACAGGCCGGTTGAAGTTTCAATGGATGAAGAGCGATATCCATACGGCCTTCAGGTAAGACTTGAAAGTGAAGAGATCGAAAAGCTTGATATCGACATTAAGAAAATGAGTGTTGATGACAAGGTGAAAATTACGGCTATCGCGTATGTTGAAAGCGTGAGTCAGAATAAAAATAGAAGGGGCGAGAATAAAAGTCTTGGCCTTCAAATAACAAAGATGGATGTAAAGAAAACAAATATTAAATAGCTAACAATATTAAACATATCGCATAGCGATACTTTAATGATTGTGCAAGGAGGTTCTAATGCCCGGAGAAGTAAAAGACGATACAACACAAGTTGTCAAAGTGGAAGTGGATGGAACTTCAGAAGGAAAAGCCGATGAAAAGGTTTCTACTAAAGTCGAAACCGACGACGTTGATTTAGACAATGTTGAAAAGAAAGACATTGAAGGTCAGGTCGCAGGCGCCGAAGATAGGATTCAGGGAATTCTTGATAAGTTTAACGT